CTGCGTCGAACCTTTAGAACCATCCAGCCAGTGCCAATCGCTCGCGCGACGGGTGAAGCTGGGTAGCCAAAGGCCGAGATTGGACCACGTGAACACGTGGCCCTCCTCTTCTGTGGGCGTACTAGGACGACCGCGCAAGCTTTCACAAGCAAGCGAGAAGTCGGTTCTGCTTCCGTTCAAGAATGCCGTGAGGCACCCTGATTCGGAGATACGCGCAGTACGCATTCTTATCCTTCGATATTTGAAGGAATATCCATCCCACCCTCTTCTTCTCCCTTCTCGGGAGAGGGAAGGCGTGGCTTCGTCGAAGTTGGAAATGAACCCAACGTCGCCGTAGTCATCTCCGGTTGTGAAGCCGGCTGGGATTTTGTACCTGTAAGAGCTAGGACATGCTGTAAAGCAGACCAGCCATGCAGGTAGCAAACGGATATCGCAAGAGCCACCGCCATTACGGCGATTGCTCCAGCGGCGAATTGCATTAGCGTATGTATAACAGATCGAAGGATAGTCATGATTTTCTGACCGAAAGAAAAATGGTCGGACATCACAACCGTCAAAATAATCTGTCCCACAGCTCTCGAAAAATCGTCCACTACCAAACGACTTTTCGTCGTTCACTTCAAACCCGAGGAAGGTTGAAGCCTCGTGGAAAATACCCAGAGCTTCCTGGGCTAGAATGACGTCGTCACCAAAAGTGGCAACATCACCTAGCTTCCAGGGCGCCGTTAATTCAACGGATGCCAGCGCTAGTCCATAAAAGATTAGCGTTTCGAGCTCGAAGGTATAACCATTTCCCATGCTCGACCACTTCTCGAGGGGTCTGACCTCTCCATTTATATCCGTGTTATCCACACGGCTATAGTGAAGAAAATCAGCCCACTCAAAAGGTAGTAGGAACCAGACAGCATTTCTGCTGACTGTGTCAGATGCACGAGAAAAATCTACGGTCGCAAGGCCGGACTGCTGAGCCATTGAAGCAAGTCTCCGATTGGAGTCTTGCGTGTAGATGTCGAGTCCAAAAGACGCTAAACGTTCTTTGAGTAATGCCCCTTGCCCTTTCTGAATGAAAATGTTCAGATCGGGCTCGATGCATATACCTCTGTCCGTTTTTGCGTTCTTGGGAACGGTCGTAAACTTGTTGGCAGTTCGAGGATTAAAACCCTCAATCTGTCGCCTCCACATTAGCGGAGTGGCGAACAGGCCAAAGTCTAGACACCTCGGAGTGCAATCAATCACTCGATTGCTATACTTCTTTCCCTGTGTCACAACTCCAGAGACCGAAGTGGTGGCGCCTGGCCCAAAACCCATATTCTCCTCGCAAAATGCGAGTTTGCGCCTCGTAAGAGGCCCTAGAATCTTCCAGATCCATTCCTGTGCCTTCATCAGGACAGGGAGGAGATCTGGACGGTCGACATGACCGTTAAGGAGATCCGAGATACGGGAATTGGAAAGGGCGCACTGCTGTTCGCTTTTGTGAAACGCAGACAAGGCGTTTCCAACCTTATCGAAGCCGGCTTCGATGCGAGGGTTCTTCTGCAAGACCTTCGTCACCAAATAATCGTCTTCGAATTGGGACTTATCAACATAGTGAGCTGGGTTGATATCCAGTTCAAGGAGTTGTCTAAACTCCCTATGCTTGATAAGTAAGAAAACAGTCAGCGCTCGTGAAGAGCCGATACCTTCCGCAAGGCGGGTAGCTGCACGGAGCTCTAAGGCTAACACCTTAGAATCCACACTAACGTGCTTGGATTTTCCGTTCTTTTGCATGATCGCTCCCGATATTAGTACATCGGGTCCAGATCTTTGAGAACGCCACGCACTTGCGTATTATCCAGCGCATTCGCAATGAATGCGGCCAGATTTGCGCGAGCGGCGGCGTCCCAAGTATCAGGGATCACTGCATAGCAGCGAACGCGGCCAACGGATGCCACGGTCGTAACGCCGTTGACAGTAGCACCGACAGGATAGTCGATGTCGATGTCAACGCGGTTCGTCGGACGGTTACCACCGGCCGGCGAAAACTTGACACTCAGGCGAGTGAACAAGGCCGAAATGCCCGAAGAACGATCGACGAAAGTCGATTGCTCAGGGGCAACGCGTTCCGGAGTGAATGACACTGCCACAGGAGTGGCGGCTCCATTGTTAATGGAGAGGGGAGCGGTGATTTGGCTCATATTACCTTAGTTGACGGAGAAGTGCTATTCCGTTAAGAACTTTGGTGAGTGAATCACTAGGCTTATAGCTTAACCTAGGGATCGGAAGGTCATTATACTTGTTCCGCGTATAGCGGCTTAAAGTAGTAGACCAACCACCACCGTACGTGGTCCCTTCCTGTCTAGCCTCGGTTCTCACGATGCTGTAATACGAAAAGTTGGTAGTACCAACCAACGCATCAAGCGATGAGAGCCAGTTGCCAACCGGAAACATCCAGTCAACAACAAAGCTATACGGGATAAGTTCCCACGCCAAGTTTAACGGGTTTGTAATACCGACCTCGGCCAGCGTCTTAACAGCGCTGGAAGAGATTCGATAACGAGCGCGTAATCGGACGTCATGTTTGGTTCTCCAAGAGGAAAACCCAACTTGCTTCTCGACCGGTTGGTCAGAAGGATAGTCCTGTTCTCCCGCGAGAGAGAACTTCTGACCGACGTTTGCATATAACCATTTTCCTTCCTTCATTACTTTAGCCAATTGCTCGGCTGATCCATAAAGGTCGGAAACCACGGGTTTCACCCCGTATTGGTATTGCAACCATCGGTTAGCGATATTGCGTTCGTGTCGATCTCTCGGTTGCTTCACGAAGCTAGCGATGTCGCGAAGCGCACGCCCGGACCGGAGCGAACGGAAGGCTTTATATATGTCTTTCGCCGCACTACTGAACAAGTCAGCAGTCTGACGGTACTCGGCTAAGGCCTGAGCAAGATTCACATTCTGCTCTTTAATCTTAGCACGAAGACGCATCTCTAGACCGTTGAGGTCAGGGGGATTATCCACAAGGGTAATCGAACCTGACCACCAGTATCTAGCGGGTGCCTCAATCCATTGGTTAGAACCAATGTCTTGTCGGCCATACCCATGCATCTGCTTTGCCTGCTCTTCTCGAACCCAACCGGTGCCGCCAGCCCACGGGTCAACGGGATACTTGCGTCGAATGACTGCATTGTTAGTACTAACCAATTGTAACATTGGGCTAGTGCTACTCAAAACAGTCGAAGTAACGACGCCCGTAGTCACGTTGCGCGTGTAGCGAACAGCATCAGCTGGATAGAGATTCAAGACGGCCATGGCATATGTATGGTTCTAAAGCGGTTAGTTGGGGAAACCGAAGGGTCTTACTCTCTCGAGTCTGCCACCCAGCGAAGGACAGTGTCAAGACTACGAGCAATCCTGCAAAGGATTTGTTCGTCGCCATTACACAGTTCGGACTGACGAAGTAATTCGACAGCCTGAAGCTCAGTCGAGTTGAATTCCTCGCCAAGCTTGTCAAGCTCCATCAGCTCTTTACAGAGTTCATGGAACAATGGCAGGACATAACGAAGAATCAACATGATAGGCTCCAAAGTTGGAAAGCAGTTAGAGAAGAGAGGACCCC